TAGATGAAAAAGTAGAGATTATATTAACCGCTGCTAATATAAGAGATAGAAACAAAGCTGCTGAACTCTTAGGAAGGCGTTATGCGACATGGACCGATAGACAGCAAATAGATGCCAATATAGGAGTGCAGATCATAGACGACATAGGAAGTGAAGAGGATGCAGATTAAACTATCAGAAAAAGTCACACCTCATTTTCAATCCTTTTGGAAAGCATCTAATTCAAAGAAATATCTCAAGCATGTGCTTAAAGGTGGTAGAGGTAGCGCAAAATCTACCCATGTAGCCATGAAGTTAGTAAAGGATATGATGAAATACCCTGTATCTACGTTGGTTATTCGTAAAGTAGGTAATACCTTAGGCGAATCCGTGTTTGAACAAATCAAAGAAGCTATAGAGATATTAGGCGTAGGAGCCTATTGGCAAGTAAAAACCTCGCCTATGCAGATCATATATACACCAAGAGGAAATAAGTTCATCTTTAGGGGTGCGGATAATCCCAATAAGATTAAGTCTATCAAAATGAGTAAGTTTCCATTGGCTTTTCTTTGGATTGAGGAGTTGGGAGAATTTAAAACCGAGGAAGAGGTATCCACCATTGAAAACTCTGTATTGAGGGCAGAGTTACCCAATGGTCTTTTTTATGCCTTTTATTATTCCTATAATCCACCTAAGAGAAAACAATCATGGGTGAATAAGAAATACGAAACACAGTTTATTCCTTCGAACACCTATATTCACCATAGTACTTACTTAGAAAATCCCTTCATATCTAAAGCTTTTAATGAAGAAGCTGAGGAAGTGAAAAAGAAAAACGAATATAAATACCGGTGGGAATACCTAGGAGAGCCTATAGGAAGTGGAGTTGTGCCATTTACAAATCTAACCTTTAGAAAAATTACTGATGAAGAATTGCAAAACTTTGATAATATTAGGCAAGGGATTGATTGGGGTTATTGCATAGCCCTTATACACAGAAATGTGTATTTAAAACTCGGTGAACTTGTAAATACAAGGTGTGTAGCATAAGCTATGCTAACGGTGGAAATCTAAAACAATTATTGTAGGATATGCAGTTGACCCATTGTTTTTAATTTGATATAATTAAGCAAAGGAGATGATTGCATGATAATTTACTTAATTATAAATAAAGTTAATGGCAAAAAGTACATAGGTCAAACTGCTAGAAGCTTTCAGGAAAGAATGAAAGAACACATTTCGCACTCCACACAGTTAATAGATAGAAAGATAAGAGAATATGGGATAGATAGTTTCGAGTGTAAAGTGATAGACCAAGCAAATTCAATCGAAGAATTAAATCAAAAAGAAATAAATTGGATTAATAAGGAGAACTCATTGATGCCAAATGGATATAACTTATGTATAGGTGGAGATAACACCTTAGGTTATAACCATAGACTCGAAAGCAAGAAAAAAATGAGCCAGGCACAAATAAAAAGAAATATGAAGGGTCAGAAAAATCCTTATTATGGCAAAAAACACTCAAAAGAAACTAGGGAGAAAATGAAAAAAGCTTGGGAAAATAGGGAGCCAAACACACAAGCATTGGTACCGACTTGGACTTCAAACAAGAAAAGAGTTGTAAATATAGATACTCAAGAAGTGTTTGAAAGTGTGAAAGAAGCAGCGCAGAAATATTCCCTAAAAGCTACCCATATATCAAGAGTCTGTAGAGGCAAAAGAAAATCGACTGGTGGATTTAAGTGGATGTATTTAGATGATTGTAATGACAATACCGTGCCAAGCTAAAAGGGAAACTTTTTAGAAGGTGTAACGACTAGGATATACGAGCTAAGACTAAGAACAGTTCAGACTGTTCTTTTTTATGTTTATGAAATCCGTACTTATAAGGCGAAATTCCTTATAGGGAAGTGCCGAGCAACCAAACGAGTAAAGTCGAGGTTGAAGATATAGTCTAAACCCTTTAAAATATCGGGAAACCGAGGGTAGTAATTAATGTATGCAGCAGACCCTTTTTCTTTTGTTAGGTGGCACTATGACAAGACTAGAAGAAAGTTATATGCCATAGCCGAATACTATGGTGTAAAGTTATCTAATAGAGAAGTAGCAGAGTGGATCAAGAATAAAGGTTACAATGATACTAGGATAATCGCAGATAGCTCAGAACCGAAATCTGTAGCAGAACTAAAAACCTATGGCATAAAAATTACAGGAGCCAAGAAAGGTCCAGGAAGTGTTGAGTATGGTGAGAAGTGGTTAGATGATTTAGATGAAATTATTATTGATTATCAAAGAACGCCTAACATTGCTAGAGAGTTTGAAAATATAGATTACCAGGTAGACAAAGACGGAAATCTCAAAAGCAAGTTAGAGGATAAAGATAACCATGCGGTTGATGCTACACGCTATGCTTGCGAGGATGATATGAAAAATAGTAAATTAAAAACAATAGATAAAAGTCTGTTTGGATTGTAGAGGTGATAAAGTGATAAGGCTAGATATAACCGGTGTAACGAAAGATATAATCAAAAAACTCATACAACGACATCAAACAAGCAAGTTTTATAAGTTGCAGCGGTACTACGAAGGTGACCACAGTATATTAAACAGGACCATGCAAGACCCTTCAAAACCCAATAACAAACTGGTTAACAATTTCCCTGGTTACATAGTCGATGTAATGCAGGGTTATTTTGTAGGCAAACCCATTACTTACTCTAGTACTGAAGAAGAGTATTTGAGCCGATTGCAAGACATATTTAATTACAACGATGAACAGGATGAAAACAGTGAACTAGCTAAAACTATGGGAATCAAAGGAAAAGTATATGAACTTCTCTATGTAGATGAAGATACAATGCCTAGGTTTAATTTAGTAGATCCTGAAAATATGATACTAGTCTATGATACAAAAATAACACCCGAACCCGTTTTAGCTATTAGGTATTATAGAATAGATAACTTAGACGGTGAAGAAAAAACCAAAATAGAGGTCTATACTGATAATACAATACAATTCTATGTCATGAATGGGGAAGATTTGGCGTTAGAAGATGAAAAAGAACATTTTTTTGGCAGTGTACCAGTAATCGAATACCTTAACAACGATGAAGGTATAGGAGATTTTGAAAAGGTGTTAACCTTAATAGATGCCTATGATAAAGCCCAGAGTGATACCCTAAACGACTTTGAATACTTTGCTGATGCTTACCTTGCTTTAGTAGGTATGGGTGGCACTGATTCAGAGGATATAAAGCAAATGAAGGAAAACAGGGTACTGTTACTAGAAGAAAACGGTCAAGCAAATTGGTTGATTAAAGAGATCAACGATGCAGCTTCAGAGAACTATAAAACAAGATTACAACAGGATATTCATAGATTCTCTAAAACCCCATCTTTAACAGATGAAAACTTTGGTTCGAATCTTAGTGGTGTAGCTATTTCTTATAAGGTATGGGGCATGGAACAAGTGGCGGCCACAAAAGAAAGAAAGTTTAAAAGGGCCTTGCAAAGAAGAATTGAACTGCTAACCAATTTCCTCAACATTAAAGGCGGCAACTATGATTGGCGAGATATTCAGATTACCTTTACTAGAAACTTGCCTAGAAATTTAGTAGAAATTACTGATATGGTAAGCAAACTAAATGGAATTATTTCAGATGAAACTTTATTAGCACAATTGCCAATGATTGACGATGTGCAAGCAGAGTTAGAAAGAATAGAAGTGCAAAATGCAGGTAAAATCAATCTTGATGATATAGAAGATGAAGATGAAAATAGTTAACTTAGAAGAATACAAAAGTAAAAATGCCCAATCTTTCCAATTGTGCACACTTTGTTCTAAAAACAACAAGGAATGCAAAGAAAACGATAATATCTGCTTGCCATTAGAAATGCTTAGGCAATTATCAGCAGAAAGATCTATTGTTGAAAAACTTGCCATGATAGACAGTATAGCAGAGTACTTTACAGAAGTAGGTGATTAACTTGTGAGCCTAGATAAAGAGTTTGAAAAACTAAAAAAGCAAATAGAAAGACTTATCCGCAGGGAAGAAAAGGCCATTGTTAAGAATTATAAATCAACCCTAACAGACCTAAGAAACCTCATGGCCAACATCCACGCTAAACACGAAATAGACGGACAACTGACCTTTGTAGAGATGGCTAAGTATGACAGACTCAAGAAGATGGATAAAGAGATTACAGTACTAATACAGGAATTATACAAATCCAACACAAAAGTGACAGCCACAGCCCTAAGAGAAGTTTACAAACAAAACTTTTATGGCACTAGGAGTATCATAGAAACCGCTACAGGTAAGAGGCTTAGAGGTATCTTAAAGCAAGAGGTATTAGATAGAGCTATCACCAATGAAATCAGTGGTCTTAAATGGACTGAACGCATGGGACTGCATCGGAATACTGCTGTTATTAAAATCAGGGAAACTGTAAGACAAGGACTACAACAGGGTTCTACTTATAAGCAAATGAGCGATAGATTACTAGAGGCTATGAACAACAACGTAGTCAATCCTACAAGGATAGTTAGAACTGAATCTCATAGAGTGATGGAGGCTAGTAAGCTTGATAGTCTTGAAAATGCTCATAATCAAGGTGTGAAGATGATAAAACGCTGGGTATCGGCGAAGGATGAAAGAGTAAGAGAAGTAGGTGAAGGTGGCCATACTGCAATGGATGGTCAAGAGGTAGCCTTTGGAGAAGATTTTTACAACCCAGATACAGGAGGCAGAGGTCCGACTCCTGGACAGATGGGTAATGCAAAGGACGATTGTAATTGTCGTTGCATATTCGTGATCGATATTATCCAATAACAAGACACCTAAACAGGGTGTTATTTTTATACTTATTTTTAGGAGGTAACATAAATGTTCAAAAATAAAACTGCAACTGTAGGGGCTTGTAACCTAGAGGGGCAAAACCAAGAAATGTTTAAAATTCATTTACAATTATTTGCGGAGGAACCTAAGGACGATCCCAAGGAAGAATCTAAAGAACCTCCAAAAGATGAATCTAAAGAAGAACCTAAGGCTTATTCAGAGGAGGAAGTGCAGAAAAGAGTTCAATCTGAAACGGATAAAAGGGTAACACAAGCATTAAAAACAGCCCAAGAAAAATGGGAAGCAGAATTCAAAAGCAAAATTGAACAGGAACGTAAAGAAGCCGAAAGATTAGCTAAGTTATCAGGTGAGGAAAAAGAAAAGGAATTGCTAGAAAAAGCTAAAAAGGAAATAGAGGAAAGAGAGAGGGCTTTACGGCTTAAAGAACTCAAACTTGATGCTATTGATATCTTAACTGATAAGAAACTACCTGTTAAGTTTGCTGACATGCTTTTAAAGGACAATGCTGAAACCACGATGGAAAACATCAAAGTATTTGAAAAAGAGTGGAAAGAGGCAATTGAAAGTGCTGTAAACGAAAGACTAAAAGGCACTACGCCTAAGGTTGGTGGCAGCGGTGGTACTGAGCACAACCCATGGAAACAAGAGACTTTAAACTTTACCGAGCAAGGAAGAATATTGAGAAACGACCCTGAAAAAGCCAAGAAGTTGATGGCTGAAGCAGGGAAATAAAATTAGAAGAGAGGTAAAAATATGAATACTAAATTAAAAATTAACCTGCAGTTATTTGCTGATGATATCACAAGAATACAAGATGTTATTCAACCAGAGATTTTCACACCTTACACCATCCAAAGAACAATGGATTTATCTGCTTTAATTCAAAGTGGAATTGCTGTAAATTCAAGGGAATTTGACCAGTTAGCCAGTGGACCTAATACCTTGATTAACATTCCTTACTGGGAAGATCTAACAGGTGATCCTGAAACAATGAAAGACAGCGGCGACACGACCCCTGGAAAAATCGTAGCTAACAAAGACGTAGCAAGAAAAATGGCGTGGGTGAAATCCTATGGAGCTAACGCTTTATCTGCTATGTTATCAGGTGACGACCCATTAAGAGCTATTGGTGATTTATTTGGAGCTTACTGGACTAGACAATACCAACAGATGTTACTTTCTATCTTAGACGGTGTTTTTGCTGCTACTAACATGACCGAGAAAGTGCATGATATCACTACAGCTACAGGGGATGCAGCTCTAATCAGTGGTAGAACCTTTATTGATGCAACTCAAAAGATGGGGGATGCAAAGGATCTTTTAACAGGTGTTATGATGCACTCTGCCGTAGAAGCTTATCTTGCTAAAAATGATTTAATCGAGTACAAGGAAGATTCCACAGGAAGAATCAGAATTCCTATGTTTATGAGTAAGAGGGTTATTGTTGATGATGCTATGACTTACGATACTACAACTGGTGCAGCAGTGGCTTATTTATTTGGACAAGGAGCCATTGCGTGGGGTAATGGAAGTCATCCCGATATTCAACAAACCGAAGTAGTGAGAAAAGGCTTATCATTAGCTGGTGAAGATATTCTGGTGAATAGAAGATTGCCATTACTTCACCCTAGAGGAATCAAGTGGACAGAAAGCGATGTTGCTGGAACCTTCCCAACCTTCGAAGAATTGGAAAATGGTACAAATTGGAGTAGGGTATATGAGTCTAAAGCGATTCGTATTGTGAAATTCCAGTTTAAAATTGATTAATTAGGGGCGTTAAGCCCCTTTTTATAATCGCTAAGGAGGTAATTATGAGTACAGCATTTGAAAGGCGAGTTAAAAAGTTAAGAGATCATGTATTAAGCACTTCTGAATTGAAAATTGAAGAAGCGAAGGAAGAGTTACAGCAGGAAGAAACCGAGATCGACAAAACAGGAAAAGAACCTACTCGTTTAGGTGGCGGTTGGTATGAACTACCTAATGGAGAAAAGATAAAAGGGAAAGAAGAAGCTTTAAAGGCAATGGGCGGTGAATAAAATGACCCCCGAAGAAATAAAAAACTGTTATTTGTTTTGGATAAAAGATTATTGTAACAATGATTTCACTGTTAAAGGTGAGGAAATCTTACCTGGCGGTGTAAAATTAGCCCTTAAAAAATTAGTAGAATTAGACCCTATGGATTTTAGAGTGTCCCATGAGAGTATCAGTGATTTGTCTCAATCCTTCTTTAGTGACGATATGCCAGCACAAATCAAAACTTTGTTAAGACCCTATAAGAAGGTGAAGTTCATATGAGGATAAGAGACGAAAACAATGTACCGAGATTTTTAAGGGTTTTATCAGATCTACAATCAAGCAAGATAGAAGTAGGTATATTAGGCGAAGATGGAGCAAAGCCTTCTATTTTACTTATTGCCAGTGTACATGAATTTGGAAGCATGAAGGTGAATATCCCTGAAAGAAGTTTTATTAGGGCAGGGTTCGACCAAAATGCCAATAAGATTCAACAAAAGGCTCAATTGTTACTAGAACAAGTCTTGACCTTTAGACTTTCACCTAGTAACTTTTTTGATGTGGTAGGGGAATATGCAGTAGGGTTGATTCAAGAGTATATCACAGATCTACAAGACCCTCCAAATAAACCTGGTACTATAAAAGCGAAGGGAAGTTCGAATCCTTTGATAGATACAGGAAGATTAAGGCAGAGTATCACTCACAGGGTGGTGAAGTGATGTTTAACTTTAAAAACCTAATCAAGAAATACTCTAAAACCCCTGTATACCTCCTGGAACAAACAGAAGGTCATTACGACTATTCACAAGGGGGCATATGGGTTCCAGGTACAATTACAGAAGTAGAAAAGCAGGGAGCAGTATTGCCCTTGACTAATGAGGATTTGAAGTATGATGAAGGTGGTACTTATACCACGCAGGATAAGAAACTGTACACCTATAATGATTTTGAAGTAGGAAGTAAAATTAAACACAAGGACCTAGAGTACACCATACAAGAGAAACAGGGTTATGAGGAATTTGATAATGGTCTTAATATCTACTGGTGTAGAAGGGCAGGTGGTTAGATGAATATACAGGCTATTAGAAATGGTATAGTAGCAGGATTATACAATCACCTACAAAAGCCAGTAATCATGGCAGAACAGGCAGAAAATAAACCCACTTATCCTTACCTATCTTACAAGTTTATCGTGCCTTATAACCCCGATACAGGGCGTGGTATAGAAGTATCTAAACTGATTCCTAGTGACAACCCTGATTTTGAATATGACTTTGAAGAGACCAAAATACAGCAACCTACTATGACGATTAGCTTTACTGCTTATAGTTTAGACAGTTTAGAAAGTCAAGAATTAGCCCTTAAAGCTAGGGAGTGGATGGACCATATAGGTTACTACGATTTAAAACGCCTAGGGGTTGTTGTAGTGAGCGTAGAAGCTATGGGGAATCGTGACACTTTGATTGTAGATGAATATGAGAGAAAAGTTGGATTTGATGTGATTATAAGGGTTGTGCATGAGGTTAAGAGAAGGTTAGAAACGATAGAGGAAGTAAATCTCAATAAGGAGAGTGAATAAGCATGACAAAAGATGTTGATGTTATCATCACGAGGGAGACAGCGGCATTGACACAGGTTGGATTTGGTATGCCTTTCATATTAGCTACCAACGCCGATAAAGCCTATAAAGAGTATACGGATTTACCTAGCGTAGCGGTAGATTATGCAGAATCTACAGAAGCTTACAAGTTTGCAAATAGAGTGTTTGGTCAAAGTCCTAGACCTCCTATATTAGCTATAGCAGGAAAACAATCAAGCGTACCAGCAGAGTTGGTTACTTTCTTAAATCAGTTAGTAGAAACCAACAACAACTGGTACTTTTTATTGTGTGATCTTCAGACAGATGCCGCCATTACAGCTTTGTCAACTTGGACTGATGCACAGAAAAAACTATATTTTGCTACTACTAGCACACTAGGATTAGCGGCAACTTTAGAAAGCGAAAGAACGGTATTGATGTACCATGAAAGTGATTCTACCGCCGCAGCAGGATGGGTAGGAAAGTGTGCTCCTGAAAACCCAGGAAGCATTACATGGAAATTCAAAACAATCAATGGCTTGGTTGCTGCCGATATAGGCGTGACAGAATTAAATCAATTACACGAAGATGGCGGTAATAGTTACATCAGAAAACTAGGAGTACTGCAAACTAGCGAAGGAAAAACCACCAGTGGAGAGTATATTGACGTCATGAGATCTCAAGATTTCATCGAAGCTAGGATGATTGAACAAGTATCAAGAACTTTGTTCACCAAGAAGAAAGTACCTTACGACAATACAGGTATCGCCATGTTAGTGGCCGATGTAGAAACTGTATTAAAATTAGCAACAAGTCAAGGTATTGTGGCACTAGATGATGATGGTAATGGTATGTGGGAGGTAACAGCTATAAGGCGAGAAGATACTCCTGTAAACGATATAGCATTGAGAAAGTACAATGGGATATCGTGGGTAGTGACATTGGCAGGAGCAGTCCATGAAGTGACTATCAGAGGAACATTGAAATACTAAGGAGGGATGATAAATGAGAACATTTGACCCTAAAGATGTAAATGTAGTAGTAGGTGGAGTAGTCCTTACCGGTTACGCCGAAGGAACCTTCGTAACAGCGGAACAAACAGAGGATAATTTTACTCCTTATGTGGGAGCTCTAGGAGAGGTTACTCTAGCAGAAAATGCCAATAAAACTGGTCAAATCACCGTAACGCTGGAAAGCACTTCACCATCAGTGACTTATCTTAACGGATTAGCTAATAGAAAAGGGCAAAACGCTATTATTCCAGCATCGATCATTGATCTAAATAATGGTAAAAAAACAGTAGGCGGTGCCGAATGTAGAGTAATGAAGCCAGCGAATTACCAAGCTGGAAAGGAAGTCACTGAGAGGGAATTTAATATCTTTGTAAGTGAAATACAGTTTTCATAAAGCACTTGTAAAAGGGTGTTTTTCTTATTAAGGAGGAGAATAAATGCGTCAAAGTACAGTGGAAGTTAATGGACAAAAATTTGAATTACAAACAATACCGTTCATGAGTTATATGCAGATTGTAGATCGTTGCACTAGTAAACACGGTGTCTTACTAAGAGAGCCTTACACAAAAGCACTCTTCGAACATTGTGTAATTAAGCCAAAGGTGGATTTATCTACTTTTGATGACGATTTTGAAACAGGCATGATGCTGGTCACAGAAATTGAAAGTTTTTTGCAATCGAAGAAAGTCCCACTGAAGAACGAGCAAGGCGAAAAAGAATAGAAAATGAATGGCTATTCTGGCGACCTGTGATGGAAAAACGTTTGACCTACACAGAAGCCAGTAAAATGACAGAAGAAGAATTACTTGATGTAAATACTGCCTTAGATATATATATTGAAAAGGTCAATAAGGGCGGTGGAAAATAATGTTAAGAAGTTTAGCTTTTGACATAGGGTTCAATATTCGAGACAGAGATCTAACTAATGCTAATAGAAATGTAGACAGAATGAGAAATAGCGTCACGAATTTGGGTCAA